CAAGCTGCGGATCAGCACCCTGGCCAACGGTCGGAAGCGCTACGAATACCCGCGGCCCGACGGCACGCTTCGCGAGATCCCGGTCGCGAACATCTGGACAGTGCCAGGCTTCACGCTGGACGGCATGAACGGCGTCTCGGTGATCCAGTACGGCGCCAAGGTGTTTCAGGCCTCGATCGACGCCGAGAACGCGGCGCGGCGCTCGTTCCGCAATGGCACGATGCAGGCGATCTACTACACCGCGAAGAACTGGTTTAAGCCGGTGCAGCGGACGGAGTTCAAGACCAGCGTTGCAGGGTCGGTCGAGCGCGGCGAGGCGCCCCTGCTGGAGGGCGGAACCGACGTGAAGGCAGTCGGCATCGACCCGATCGACGCGCAGCTTCTCGAATCCCGCTCGTTCGGCGTGGAGTCGATCTGCCGCTGGTTCCGCGTGCCGCCGTGGATGGTCGGCCACACCGAGAAGTCGACGTCCTGGGGCTCCGGCATCGAGCAGCAGATGATCGGATTCCTGACCTTCACCCTCTCGCCCTGGCTGAAGCGCATCGAGCAGGCCATCGTGAAGGACCTGCTCACGCCGGGCGAGCGCGTGCGGTTCTATCCGAAGTTCGCCGTCGAGGGCCTGCTGCGCGCCGACAGCGCCGGCCGCGCCGCCTTCTACGCGGCCATGGTGAATAACGGCATCCTGACCCGCGACGAGGTGCGCGAGCTCGAAGACCGCGAGCCGATGGGCGGGAACGCCGCGGTCCTCACCGTGCAATCGGCGATGACTACCCTCGACAGCGTCGGTGCTGCACAATCCCCCACCAATGAAGCGCGGGCCGCGATGCGGGCTTTCCTGGGCTTCGACGAACTTCCGAAGGAAACGCGATGAGCCTGAAGACCCTGCCCCCCGTGCCCCAAGGCCGCCCGCTGGCAAGCATCAGCAGCGCCATCAATGCTCGCGCGCTCGACCGTTGGAACGCCGGTGTCAAGGCCGCCACCGACGACGCCGAGCGCTCGATCAGCATCTACGACGCGATCGGCTACGACCCCTGGAGCGGCGAGGGCACGAACGCTAAGCGGATCTCCGCGGCGCTGCGGTCCATGGGCGCCGGCCCGGTCACCGTGAACGTGAACAGCCCTGGCGGCGACATGTTCGAAGGCCTGGCGATCTACAACCTCCTGCGCGAGCACAAGGGCGAGATCACGGTGCGCATCATCGGCCTGGCCGCCTCTGCCGCCTCGGTGATCGCCATGGCTGGCGACAAGGTGCAGATCGCAAAGGCCGGCTTCCTGATGATCCATAACGCCTGGGTGATGGCGGTGGGCAACCGGAACGACCTGATCGAGATCGCCGAGACGCTGAAGCCTTTCGACGAGGCGATGGCGACGATCTACGCCGATCGCACGGGCCTCGACATGAAGTCCGCGGCGAAGATGATGGATGCGGAGACATGGATCGGCGGCGAGACCGCTGTCGAGGATGGCTTCGCTGACGAGCTCCTGCCCTCCGATCAGGTCGAGAAGGGATCGGGCAAGAAGAACGCGCGCACCGAGCGGCGCATCGAATCCGCGCTGATGGCTGCAGGACTTCCGAAATCGGAAGCGATGCGGATGATCAGCGAAATGAAGGCCGGCGCGGGTGATCCCGCCGGCGCCGGCGAGGGCGAACCCGCTGGAGGCGATGGGGTGGAACCCGCCGCCGACCCGTCGAAAGACGTTCTCGCGGCGCTCAGCCGCTTCACCCTCCCTGCTTTTTCCATTTCCTGAAGGATCACCATGACCACGATCAACCCCGAAGCCGTCAGCGCCTCGATCAAGAAAATCGAGGACGACGTCAAGGCTTTCGCCGAGACCGCCCTGAAAGAGGTGAAGGCCTCCGGCGCCATCACTGCCGAGACGAAGGCCGCTGTCGACAAGCTGATGACCGAGCACAGCGCGCTCGCCAAGGACTTCCAAGCGGCTCAGCAGCAACTCGCGAAGATCGAAGCCAACGGCGCCGGCGGCGACGTGCAGCATCAGACCTTCGGCCAGCAGTTCATCCAAGACGAGAAGGTCAAGGCCTTCCTCGGCCAGACCCGCCCGCGCGGCAAGGTCGACCTGACCTACAAGGCAGCGATCACCAGCCTGACCACCGACGCAGACGGCTCGGCCGGCGACCTCGTGCGCCCGAACCGACTGGCCGGCGTGCTGGCCATGCCCGAGCGCCGCATGACGGTGCGTGACCTGATCACCCCCGGCACGATGGACGGCAACTTGCTGGAGTACGTGAAGGAAACCGGGTTCACGAACAACGCCGCTGGCGTGGCCGAAGGTGCGAAGAAGCCCGAGTCGTCGATCAAGTTCGATCTGATGACCACCAGCCCGAAGGTGATCGCGCATTTCGTGAAGGCATCGCGCCAGATCCTCGACGACGCGGCGCAGCTGGCCAGCTTCATCGACGGCCGCATGCGCTACGGCCTGGCCTTCAAGGAAGAGCAGCAACTCCTGAACGGTGACGGCACCGGCCAGAACCTGCTGGGCATCATCCCCCAGGCCACGGCCTACGCTGCACCGACGGCAGTGCCTTCGCCGACGTCGATCGACATGATCCGCCTCGCCATGCTGCAGGCGTTCCTCGCGGAATACCCTGCAACCGGCCACGTGCTGAACCCGATCGACTGGGCACGCATCGAACTGGCCAAGGACACGGAAGGTCGCTACATCATCGGCAACCCGCAGGGCAACATCAGCCCGACGCTGTGGGGTCTGCCGGTTGTGCAGACGCAGGCGATCGCTGTGGACAAGTTCCTGACCGGCGCCTTCCGCATGGGCGCCCAGGTGTTTGACCGCTGGCAAGCGCGCGTCGAAGTCGCCACCGAGAACGAAGACGACTTCGTGAAGAACATGGTCACGATCCTGGCGGAAGAGCGCCTGGCCCTGGCTGTGTACCGTCCGGAAGCGTTCATCTACGGTGACTTCGGCATCGTGACCTGATGCGCCTCGGCGCTGACTGAACAAGGCCCGGGCGATCCCCGGGCCTTTATTCCATCTTTCACAGGAGCGAATCATGCTGATCAAGTTCAAATCCCCCGACCCGCGCGCCGGTACGACCGTCCGCATGGACAGCAACCGCGGCCAGCACTTCGTAGAGATCGGCGCAGCGACGCGGCTCAAGGAAGACGGCAGCGACGGCAGCGCCGCACCGGCGCCGGCCCCCGCGCCCACGCCTGCGCCGCCGCCCGCGCCGAAGCCCTCCGAAGGCCTGAAGGTCGACGAGATCAAGGCCGAGCTCGAACGCCGGAAGATCGCCATCCCAGACGGCGTGCGCCTGAAGGACGACCTCGCCGCGCTGCTCGACGCAGCACCGGCCGAGAACGCCTGACCATCCCCTCGCGCCCCACCCCGGGCGCGTTCCCTTTTCTGATTCACCGGAGATACCCTGATGAGCAAGTCCAACGCCTGGGAGACCGACCTCCTGACCATGGTGTTCAACAACACCACCGCCGCCCTGATAGGTGACGCGACGGGCCTGCGCGGTTCGACGACCGCCGGTAGCCTGTACCTGTCGCTGCACACCGCCGACCCGGGCGAGGCCGGCGACCAGACGACGAGCGAGGTCACGTACACCAGTTATGCGCGCGTCGCCGTGGCGCGCACCTCGGGCGGCTTCACGATCTCGGGGAATGCCGTTTCCCTGGCGGCGGCGGCGGTGTTCCCGGCCGGCACTGGCGGCAGCGGCACCGCGGCATTCTTCGGCATCGGGACCTCGGCTTCGGGCGCTGGAAAGCTGCTCTACAAGGGCGCGATCTCGCCGACCATCGTCACCGGAAACGGTGTGACGCCGCAGATCAATGCGGGCGTGGTCGTCACCGAAGAATAAAGGCCTGAAGCGTGTCGCTCGTCACTCTCCTCCGCTTCGAGAACAGCGGCACGACCATCACCGACGAGGTGCCGGGCAACGTCTGGACGGCGAGCGGAGGCGCCACCCAGAGCACGGTGAGCCCCATCACAGGGCTTTCATCGCTCGATCTTTCCTCGGCCGAGGGTGGAGTCTCGACGACGACTGCAGCGGTCATCAACAACATGGCAGGCGCGCGGGACTGGCGCATCGACATCCGCGTCAAGGCCGGCACCGCTCCTCCTTTCTTCTTCACGACGCTGTTCGGCTCCAACGCCTGGAACCTGAATATTCGCAACAGCAACGAGCTCGACTTCGAGGGCGCGAACAGCGGCAACCGCGGCAGCTTCGCCAGCGACGGAAACCCGCACCTGCTGACCGCGTCCTTCGTCAATTCGACCCAGCGCGTCTACCTCTTCATCGATGGGACGCTGGTCGCGAATGTGGCCTACGGCGCGGGCTTCTCGGTGCCGACCGTGGCGTGGGTCGGAAAGAGCGTCGGGGCCTCGACCGGCTGGCGCGGCAAGATCGACGAGTTCCGCTACCTGATCAACGAGTCTGTGACCGCCTCGTTCGTCGACGACGGGTTCCCTTTCCCAGGTCCCTCTGGCGGCACGACGGCGACCACCGCCACGGCCGCCGCCGGCGCCGCCACCGTGTCGCGCACTGCTGCCGCCACCTCGCGCACCGCGGGCACCGCTGCTGCAGGCCTGGCAACCACCAGCGCGGCCGGCCGGGCGACCACCCGAGTCGCGGCTGCTGCAGCTGCTGGCCTGGCCGCCGTCTCTGCTGTCGCGCGCGCTCTCGTATCGGCAGTGGCAGTCACGGCTGCAGGTGTGGCGACTGCCTCCGCGGTGGGCTCGTCGATCACAGGGGTCGCATCCTCTGCAGTGCCTGCAGCCGGTGCGGCATCGGTGGCGGCGGGCGGTGCTGCCCTGGCCTCGACCGCAACGACCAGCGCGAGCGGCGTCGCCACCGTGTCGGCAGCAGGCGCCGCGGCCGTGGCATACGGCGCGACGCCGGCGGCAGGCTCGGCCATCGTCTCGGCCCTCGCGGCTGCAACAATGCGCGCAGCGCCGTCTCCGGCTGTCGGGCTGGCCACCGTCAGCAGCACGGTCGCTGCTGCATCGAAGGCCATAGCGGCGCCAGCGAGCGGCGTCGCGTCAGTCTCTGCTGTGACCGGCACCGGGCAGGGATCGACCGCCGTGCCGGTGAACGGCATCGCGTCGGTGGCTGCTTCCACATCCGCGCGCGCCGTGGCCGCGTTCACCCCGGCCGCTGGTGCTGCATCGGTCTCGGCGCTGGCCGGCGGCACGAGCGCGCGCAGCGCCACACCGGCGGCCGGCATCGCGACGACCGAGGGCAGCGGCGCGGCGGTGTCGCGCACGTCGGGCACCGCGGCGGGCGTGGCGTCGGTCTCGGCCGTGGGCAGCGTTCAGGCGCGGCCGGGCGACATCGTCTTCGGGTACAGCGAGCGCGTGCTGTCGCTGCCCGCGCAGAATCGAATCCTCGTGATCAGCGCCCAGTCGCGCACAATCGAGCTATCGCCGCGGCCGGCGGGCTTCTAAGGGAACACCCCATGACAGGTTTTCAGGAGCGCTACGGGCGCCAGGTCATCACCAAGAGCGTGCGCAGCGACCTCGACTATGGGATCGCGCTGCGCGGCTGGCTGGTCGAAGGCGATGCCGTGTCGACCTCTGCTCAAGCCGTCTGGACCTGCAGCGACGGTCTGCAGGTCACCGACAGCGAGGTCGTGCAGGACACCGACCGCGGCCCGATCGCCTATGTGATGCTGAAGACCATCGGCGCCGACGGCTCGAAGCAGTGGGCACGCTGCGTCTGGACCACCGACCAAAACCGCGTTGAGCAGCAGACTCTCCACTTCAACATCGACGAGACCTGAACCATGCCGATCATCGACAGCGACCGAGCGCGGCGCCACCTCCGGGTCGACCCAGACTTTCCTGAGGAGGAGTTCCTGCCGTACCTGCGCGGCGCAGAGCAAGCTGCCCAGCAGTTCCTGAACCGCAAGGTCTACGCGACCGACGAGGAACTGCAGGAGGCACAGGACGGCGTCACGCCGGCGCTCATTGCCGCGCGCACCGCCTACGATGCCGCGCTGGAGGCCGCCGACCTGATCGAGGACTGCGCGGCCCGGTGCGACGCGCGCACCTATGCGCATCAGGTCTACTGTCGCGCGCAGGAAGAGTGCCGCGAGATCCGCGCCGGCATCGTGGCGAACGACGACATCATCAGCGGCATCCTCTTCATTTTCGGCCACCGCTTCGAGAACCGCCAGGACGTGCAGAGCGGCGTCAGCGTCGCGGCGATGCCGATGGCTTCCGAGTTCAGCCTCTTCCCGTACCGCACGGGCTTGGGGATCTGATGCGCATCGGTTCCCTGAACAAGCTGATCAAGCTGCAGCGCCCGGTGCGCTCGCGCAATGCCAGCACCGGCGCCATGTCGACCACCTGGGAGGATGTGATCGCCGTCTGGGCCGATGTGCGCTACACCTCCGGCCTGGAAATGGCCCGAGCGAATACCGTCCTGGCGCCGGCCCGGGCATCGATGCGGATCCGGAAGCGGGCTGTAGATCCCGCGTGGCGCGTCAAGCAAGGCGAGGTGATCTTTTCCATCCTCGCTGTGCTGCCCGACGAGCGCGGCAACGAATACACCGACCTGACGGTCGAGCAAGGAGCCTCCAATGAATGAGCGCCGGACCCTGATCCTGCCGCACGACGAGGTGGGCAAGCAGATCATCCACCTCCTGCAAAGCGCCCTCGGCGTTCCAACGAACCCGCGCTGGTTTGAGGTGCGCTTCGAGATCGGACAGCCGATCACCTTCACCGGCGAGTTCTACGCGCAGGAGCCGCAGGGCGACCTCGACGAGCCGCCAGACGACGAGCCCGCGCCACGCATCGGCGCATCGCTGGACGATCGCGGCTGATGGCCATCGACACCCGCACCCTGCACGGCGTCGACGACCTGCTCGCGAAGCTGAAGGCGCTGCCCCCTGAACTGGTGAGCAAGCGCGGCGGCCCGGTGGCGGCCGGCCTACGCAAGGGCGCGCGCGTGATCCTCAAGGAGGCGCAGCGCAACATACTCGCGGTGACGCGCGACTCGGCCGCCTCCGGCTACGTGCCGACGAAGGTCCTGCACGACGCGCTCTCGATCCGTCGCGACCCGCGGCCCCAGCGCTCGGGCGCAAACGAGAAGATGCAGGTCTTCGTGCGCCGCAACCGGAAGTACGAGGGCCGGCTGAACACCCGTGGCAAGCCGCTCACCGCCATCATGACCGCGCGCTGGCTGGAGTTCGGCACCGAGGACCAGCGCGCCGAGCCGTGGATGCTGCCGGCTTTCATGGCCTCCCGCGAGCGCGCGCTGACCACCGTCGTCCGCGAGATCGAAGCCGGCGCGAACCGCATCATCAAGAAGATGCAGAAGGCGAGCCGCTGATGCTGCCCCTCGTGACCTCCATCCTCACGGCCGCGCCCGCGGTCACTGCGCTGGTCGGCGTCGGCATCGATGCGCGCGTGTACCGTCATGGCGAGGCGACCCAGGGCGTCAGCCTTCCCTACGTCACGTGGAGCGCGCCGGGCGGCGAAGCCGAGAACAGCCTCACCGGCGCCTGTGCCGATCGCTGGCGCGTGCAGGTCGACTGCTGGGCCAGCGCGGACAACGGTGACGCGCAGATCGAGGCCCTGGGCCAGGCGGTGCGCGACGCCATCGAGGCGCAGGGCCATGTGCTCGTCGCCTATGTCGCCGACGATCGCGACTTTGCGACCCGCCGCTTCCGTTTCTCCATGGCGTTCGATTTCATCAATCCGCGCTGACAATCACCCCTGTTCCATCCTCCAACCTGAAAGGCCTCCATCATGGCAACCGCAAGCGGCGTTATTCGTTCACAAGGCACCGACCTCTACTGGGCAACCGGCGCGACCACGGCGCTGCGCGTCGTGTGCGCCACGGGTATCTCTGGCCTGGGCGGCGCCCGCGACCAGATCGACACCTCCTGCCTCGACAACACTGGCGATGCGACCAGTATCCCGGGCCTGGGCCGCCCAGGTCAGGTGACGGTGCCCTTCAATATCCACGTGAACGAGGCCGCGCACGAGGCGCTGCTCGCGCTGAAGGAAAGCGGCGAAGAGGTCTCGTGGGGCATCTATAGCTCGCACGCCGCCACGGTCCCGACCGTGGTCGCCAGCGTCCTGCAGACGGTCACCGACCGCGCCTCGGCCATCTTCCGCGGTTACGTTTCGGACCTCAGTCTCGACGTGGCGGGGAATGACATCTGGAAGGGCTCGATCACGATCCAGCGCTCCGGCTCTGTCGACTTCGACCTGAGCGTCGCCTGATCGTCATGGCACTTCCCAAGGACTTTTTCGTTTCGCCAGAGGTGGGCGAGCGCGATGTGAAGATGCCCGGCGGCACGCAGAAACTGTGGTTCCGCAAGGTGTCCTCCTTCGACTGGGAGCGCTTCCTTTCGGCGGCTCGTTCCCAGGACATCGACCAGCGCGCCATGCGGACGCACATCCTCATCGCGGCCGCGCTGTGCGACCCCGACGGCGAGCCGGCGCTGACGATCGAGAAGGCGCAGAAGCTCCTGCCCGACGTCGCGGCGGCGATCTACACCGAGGCGTTCCTGTTCAACCACAAGCCCGTGCAGGAGGCCGAAGAGGGAAACGGCTGACGCCCCATAGCCGCGAGTGGCTGTGGCACGTCCTGGCGCTCGCACTGGGCGGCCGGACGGTCGCAGAGTGGAAAGCGGCAATGGGGCTTCCCGAGTTCGAAGCCTGGTGTCAGTTCTACACCGAGCACCCGTTCGACGATTACCATCGGTATCAGAAGCCGGCGGCATTGGTGGCCTGGAGCAATGGCGGCGTGACGCTGCAGACGGCCATGGACTATCTCGCGCCGCCAGGGGATGACGGAAACACGGAAGCGGATCGGTCTCTGTTCGAAGCGGCCGGCGCTGTACCACCACCTAGAAAGCGCTGAATGGCCATTGGATCGATCACCGTTGACCTGCTCGCGAAAACAGGTTCCTTCGAAACCGACATGGCGCGGGCGTCGAAGACGGCGGCCAAGCGCGCGAAGGAGATCGACGACGCGGTCTCGAAGGCCGGCGTCGCAGTCGGCGCCAGCCTGGTCGCAGCCGGCACCGCCGCGGTCTACTTCGGAAAGCAGGTGATCGACGGCCTCGACGCGCTGAACGACGTGCGCGACGCGACCGGCTCCTCGATCGAGAACATTTCGGCGCTCGAAGACGTGGCGCTGCGCACTGGCACCTCATTCGACACGGTGCAGGGCGCGCTGATCAAGTTCAACAACACGCTCAAGGAGGCCGACGGGAAGAACGGCGCGTCTCAGGCGCTGAAGGCGATCGGGCTCGACGCGGAGAAGCTGAAGGCCATCGACCCAGCCGAGGCGCTGCGCCAGACCGCCGCGGCGCTGGCCACTTTCGCAGACGACGGCGACAAGGCGCGGCTCGTGCAGGAATTGTTCGGCAAGTCGGTGCGCGAGGTGGCGCCCTTCCTGAAAGACCTGGCCGAGAAGACTGAACTCGTCGGCACCGTGACCACGGCGCAGGCGCAGGCCGCCGAGGACTTCAACAAGCAGCTGTTCGCGCTGCAGAAGGGCGCGACGGACCTCGGTCGCACGCTGGTTTCCGACCTGCTGCCGAGCGTGCAGCGTGTGATCGAAGAGTTCACGATCGGCCGCAAGACCGCCGGCGGCTTCCTCGACGCGATCCTGACCTTCGGCACGATCAACCCGTTCAAGACGCAGCAGTCGAACCTGAAGGGCCTGCGCGAAGAGATCGAGGGGCTGGAGAAGGACCGCGCGCGCTACGTCAATTCGAAGTCTGACACGCGCGGCATCGACGACGCGATCCGCAACAGCAAGAAGCAATACGACTACCTGAAGCAGCTGCAGGCGCGCGACGCGCTCGCCGGCGCAGGCGACACCGGCGACGCGGTCTCTCGGCGCTTCATGCGGCCGGAGGTGCTGGCCAGCGTGGGGCCGCTGCCTGGCAAGCCGGAGAAGGTCGCGAAGGCGAAGAAAGAGACCGACAGCGAACTGACGAACTACATCGAGAACCTGGGCAAGCAACTCGACAAGACGAAGGAACTGACCGTCGTCGAGCAGCTGCTTTCCGACGTGCAGGCCGGCCGTCTGAAACTGCAGAAGGGCGAGACGATCGATCGGGCGGTGGCGATGGCGAAGGAGGTCGACGCTGCGAAGGCGATGCTCGAATACCGTAAGCTGTCCGCCGAAGCGGAGAAGGAGCGCGATGCCTTGCTGCTGAAGTCGGCCGAGGCCCAGGAAGAGCAGGCGAAGGGCCTGATCGAGGGTAACAAGGCGATGCGCGAGGAGACCGAACTTCTCGGCAAGAGCGTCGAGGCGCAGGCCGCCATCGAGAAGGCGCGCATCAGCAGCAAGGTCGCCATCCTCGAAGAGAACCTCGCGCGCAGTGAAAGCTCCGGCGCGCTGGTGCGCGAGACCGACGCCATCCGCGCGCAGATCGACGCGCTGACCGAGCGCAAGGACCTGCTCGGCGAGCGCGCGGTCGCGCAGCGCCTGAAGCAGGATGCCGATGAAGCCAAGGAGTTCGCGAGCGCGGTCGGTGCTGCGTTCGAGAGTAGCTTTGAGAAGGCCATCCTCGAAGGCGGGAAGCTGAGTGACGTGATCGGCGGCCTGATCAAGGACATCGCGGCGCTGGTCATCCGGCAGCAGATCACCGGGCCGATCGCAAAAGCCATTGGCGGCGCCTCTTCTGGCGGTTCGTCTGGCGGAGGGTTCGCCGATCTCCTTGCCAGTGCTGGGAAGTGGTTCGGCGGCTTCTTCGCAGAAGGCGGCATGCCGCCCGTCGGAAAGATGAGCGTCGTCGGCGAGAAGGGCCCCGAGCTCTTCGTTCCACGCACCGCGGGCACCATCATCCCGAACAAGGCGCTCAGCGGCGGCGGCGGGACCACCATCGTGAACAACAACTTCACCGTTGGCGACGTGGCCAGCATGGCGCAGGTGAAGAAGGCGATCGCGGTTTCTCAGCAGCAGGTGACGGGCAACCTGCGCCGAAGCCGCGCCTATGCCGGTGAGGCGGCTGCAGCATGACCACGATCGCACTTCCGACCGGGCTCTGCCCCCGTGACTTCTCGCTCGCGATGAACGTCGTGCAGCGTGCGTCGTCTTCGCCCTATAGCGGAAGCGAGCAGGTCGTCGACCTGCTGAATGATCGCTGGGCGATTGGCATGACGCTCCCCGCTCGGCGCACTGGTGAGGCCGCGGCGGTAGAGGCGTTCATCGCATCGCTGCGCGGCATGACGAACACGGTGAACCTGCATCACTTCGGCCGCCCCATCCCACGCGGCACCATGCGCGGCACGCCGCTCAGTGACCCCGGAATTCCCGGCGCGAGCTCGCTTCTGATCGGCAGCATGACCCCGGGCTGGACGCTGCTGGCCGGCGACATGATCGGGATCGGCGGCTTGCTGCTCATGATCGCGCAGGACACCGTCGCCGACGGCGGCGGCCTGATGCCGATCACGCTGGTGAACCGGATTCGCAAGGCCTTTCCACTGGGCAGCTTGGTTACCTGGGATCGTCCGACGGCCCCGTTTCGGCTGGCTTCCCCCTCGGCGGTGCAGTACGTGCCGGGCTACAGCCCCGAGGTCTCATTCGAGTTCGTGGAGGCTATCTCGTGAGGTTGCTCGGCGCACCGGCGCTGGCGGCGCTGAGCGGGACGAACGCCGCGATCGTGCAGCTGGTCTACATGGGCTTCGTCCCGACCCCGCTCACCCTGAACGCCTCGAACTTCGACTTCACCTATGCGGGCCTGCTCTTCAAGGGCGCCGGCATCCTGGGGACGGTCGCCGAGATCCACGACTCCGGGGGCGAGATCAAGGGTCTCAGCTTCGAGTTGTCGGGGGTCAGCACCGAAGCCATCGCGTTCGCGCTGGACGATGCAGCAGTCGTGCAGGGAACGCCGTGCCACATTCGCACGGCGCTGCTGGACAGCAACTATCAGATAGTCGACGCGCCCCTCGACTGGATCGGGACGCTCGACACGATGGGCATCACCGAAGACGGCGAGACGTGCTCGATCTCGGTGACGGCCGAGAGTAGCGCTGTCGATCTGCTCCGCGGCTCGCCGCTCACGTACAGCAACGCCGATCAGCAGGCCCTCTATCCTGGCGACAGGGCCTTCGAATACGTGCTCTCGCAGGTGGACGCGCCGATCATCTGGCCGCACCGCCAGTGGTTCATCGAGAAGGGCCAGCGATGAGATTTCTCGACTGGCAATTGCGCCTGTCCGCCCTGGCGCGTGAGCGTGCCGGCCAGAAGTTCGAATGGGGCACGAACGACTGCTGTCTCTTCGCCGCGGACGCTGTTCTGGCGATGACGGGCATCGACCACGCGGAGGCGTTCAGGGGCTACGATTCGGCTGCCGGCGCGCTGCGTCATATCGAGGCGGGCGGAGGCCTCCAAGCCATCGCGACGGCGGCACTCGGGAGTCCGGTCGGCCCGATGTTAGCCTCGGTGGGCGACGTCGTGCTAATGATGAACGACGGCCGCGAGGTGCTGGCCATCTGCAACGGCACGACCGCAATCTCTCCTGGCGAGGATGGCCTGACGGCTCACGCGATGTCGCACGCCCTGGGCTGCTGGAAAGTCTGAATGCCCACCGCTATTCCCTTCATCATTGCTGCCGCGACGGCGACCTCCACGGCCGTGGTCGTGGCAAACCTCGTGCTCGCGGTGGGCTCGCTGGCGCTGTCGAACTATCAGAAGCGGAAGGCCAAGGCCGCCAAGCGAGCCGCCTTCGACGCGGCCCAGGTGGATCGATTCGCCAACGTCCCCGCGCAGATGGCGCCGCGCGAGCTCGTGCTCGGCCGTATGGTGAAGGGTGGGACGGTGTTCTTCCGCACCAGCGTGGGCGCGTACAGCGAGCGCTTCCTGATGTGCATGGCGGTGGCCGGACATGAGATCGACGCGATCGAGGCGGTGCTGTTCAACGGGGTGACGCTGCAACTCGGCGCAGGAGGCGAGGTGTTGAACTCCCCATGGGCGCGAAACGAGACGACCTCCTATCCGCTCAATCCGTTCAACCCGATCCGGCTGGCCGGCGCCGTGACCGTACTCCCAAGCGTGCCGAACGCCGGGTCACTTGTCATCGTCAGGGAGGGGAGCGCCAGTGTTGGATCAAGCGAGCCCGATCCGATTCAGGGCCAAGTGCCGTACACCCTCGCAGGCGCGACGGTGACGATCGACTATGACCCGGCGTACACCTATTCGGCCAGCTATCAGACGACGGTTCTTCGCTCATACGCGCGCGCGCGCTGGCACCTTGGCGCGCCCGGCCAGGCTGCAGATGCCGGCCTGATGGCGCAACTTCCCGGCGTGTGGACGGACCAGCACCGAGCCGACGGGGTCGCCTATGTGATCTGCGAGTTTGACTACGACGAAACCGCTTTCCCCTCCGGCCTGCCATCGGTCACGGTGCAGCTGCGCGGCGCGAAGATCTACGATCCGCGCACCGGCCTGACGCAGTTCGCTGAAAACCCGGCCCTCATGATGCGCTACGTCGACTTGCATCCGCAGTTCGGCAAGCGTGCCGCCATGACCGCGGCAGAAGACGCCCGCATCGTCGCCGCCGCCAATGCCTGCGATCAGGCGATCAGCTATACAGGCTCCGATCTGGTGCAGACATTCCGCGCTGCCTATGTCGTGCCCTTCGGATCGCCGGCTCGCGACATCTTCGACGACCTGGCGCAGGCAATGGGCGGCGAATGGGCCTACGCTGCAGGGGAGCTCTACGTGCGCGCCGGTGCGTATCAGATGCCCGTGGTGAACCTCGTCGAGTCGGATCTCGCGGTGGTGAGCCGAACGAGCGACGGTGGCGTCTCGCAGTCGGCGATCACGACCAGCGTGCACAAGGCGCGGAACGACAAGATCAATATCGTGCTGCCGCGGATCTGGGATCAAGCGGCAGGCTATGTGCAGTCGCCGATCTCTCCCTTCCGCGCCGACGCACTGGTCGCTAAGGACGGCGCGGAACTGGTCGAAGAGGTCACGATGCCTGCGGTGTTCTACGCCGGCCAGGCCTTCCACATCGCCGGGATTCTGCTGCGCGATGCACGCGACCCGCTGACCGTCGTCGTTCCGCTCAAGCTGCGCGCCTACCCGATCGAGATCTTCGACGGCGTCACCCTCACGCTTCCGCGCTACGGATGGGCCGCCAAGGAGTTCCGCGTGCTGGGCCGCGACCTGGCGCCTGACGGAACGATTCAGCTGACCCTGAAGGAGACCTCCTCGGCGATCTACCAATACGGCGCGGGCTTCGTGCCGCAGGGGTATGCCTCGAACTCTGGCCTGCCACGGCCGTGGGACATCCTCGCGCCAACCATCACAGAGATCCGAAGCGGCGAGTCTGAGCTCATCATCCAGAGCGACGGAACGATCATCAACGGCGTGCGGGTGATCTGGGCGCCAATCGTCGACGCATCCATCCGGGGCGGCTTCATCGACGTCGACTGGACCATGCCATCGACCGGGTTTCGCGGCACCGTCACAGTGCCTGGGAGCGACACCTCCGCAGTCATCCCAGGCCTGCCGGATGGCGTTTACATCGTCCTGCGCGTGCGGAGCCGAAACGATGTGGCGGCGAGCGACTGGAGTCCTCAGATCTCCCACCTCATCGTCGGCAAGACCGAGCCGCCACCGGACATCCTGAATCTCTCGATCAGCGGCGCGGTGTTGTCGTGGAGCTTGCCGCGCCGCGTGCCTGACCTGGCCGGCTTCGTCTTCCGCTTCCACTACGGTGTGAACCTCGACTGGGGAAGTGCCGCCCCTCTGCATAACGGCATCGTCACCGAGAGCCCATGGGAGCCGGAGACGCGCCCGGGCGGCGTCGTGACCATCATGGGCAAGGCAATCGACACGACCGGAAACGTGTCGCAGAACACCGCCGATATCGTGATGGACCTCGGCGACGCGCCGGTCGCGAACATCATCGAGCAATGGGACTTTGAGGCCATGGGCTGGCCTTTCGCTCCTGGCGAACAAAGCGGCTGGACCTTGGTCAGCGGCGATCCTTCGGCCGATGCGCTGGATTCGCTCTATGGGACGGACGATCAGAGCTTCTACGGGGCCGACAACGATTCGTTCTATGACGCCGCGGCCTATGGCCAGCTGGTGTACGTGACGAACGAGGTCCCGATCAGTTCGGCTCTCGCGGGTTCGAAGATGACCCTCGACATTGCCGCGCAAGGCGTCGACCTGCGGGTCGACTATCGCCTCTCGGGCCCCGGGTCGAAGTACGGCCCCGATGCCGACTCGTTCTATGGGCCGGACGCCGACTCGTTCTATGGGCCGCCGGGTGCGTGGAACCCATGGCCGGGCCAGGCCATCGCATCCGATGACGTGTATCAGTTCCGCGTCACGATCGGCGCGGGCGTCGACCGCGGCATCCTTCAGGCAATGGTCCTGACCATCGACGCGCCGGACATCGAGGAAGAGATCGACGACCTCCCGATTGCTGCAGGCGGCACGGTGATCCCCTACGCCAAGCCGTTCACCTCGATCAAGACTGTGATCGGAACGCTGCAGTCGAATGGCAGCGGCGCGGTGACAATCGAGATCGACAAGACGAACCCGATCGCCCCTGTCGTGCGCGCCTTCAACAGCGCGCACACCAGCGTGTCGGGAGCTACCGCGGACCTCCGCATCAAGGGCTATTGAAGGAACCACCATGGCAACGCCTCCCGCACGAACCGAACTCGCCAACACCTACCCGAACCCATCGAACGCAGTCTTTCGAACCGGGATCGGCAAGCTGTGGGATTACGTCGTTGGCGTGCTGGGCACGACGGGCAACCCTGCAGAGGCACGCGACGCGCTCGGCCTGGGGCCGGTGATCAGTTTCCGAAACCGCATCCGCAATCCGAACTTCGAGGTGAATCAACGGACGGTCTCGGGCTCTGTGGTGCTTGCGGCTGGTCAGTACGGTCACGACGGCTGGAAGGCTGGCGCCGCGGGCTGCACCTACACCTTTGCCACCTCCGGCATTGACACGGTCATCACGATCACGGCCGGCTCGCTCCAGCAGATCATCGAGGGGCGGTACATCGAGGGCGGCAGCTACGTCATGTCGTGGTTCGGCACGGCGCAGGGAAAGATCGCCGCTGGCTCCTATGCCGCGAGCGGTGTCACTGCGGCCAGCGTCACGGCCGCCGGCAATCTGACCGTCGAGTTCAACACCGGCACGCTGTCGCGTGTGCAGCTGGAGCCAGGCACCATCCCGACCCCGTTCGAGCGCAAGGGGTTTGCCTGGGAACTGGCATGGTGCAAGCGGTATCTTGCCGTCTGGCGGTCTCTGTCGACGAACGAACAAGTCGGCGCCGGCCAAGCCACCTCGGCAACGACATCGCTCATCAACTACACCTTTGACGTCGAGTTGCGTTTCTCGGTCACTTCGGTGGCTGCTGGCGGTTCTTTCGTGGTCACGAGTGCGGCCGGCGCTGCGCTCGCGATCACCGGCATGACACTGGCAGTGACAGGGCGGCGCAGCGTGCTCCTCTCCTGCCCTGTGGGCGGTGGGCTGGTGGCGGGCAACGGAGCCACCCTGCAAGGCACCCTGTCGACGTCCGCCATCATCTTCGGTGGGGCCGAACTGTGACCGCCCCGGTAGCCGGACGACACCGCATCGGCGCACAATCCCGCCTCATGGCCTGACCGATGTCCGAAACTCGCTCACCCCATCAGGCCGGAGACTTCACCATGCCGAACATCGTCAGCCGTTCCGAACTTCGCCGCTTCATCACCGAGTCGCCGCTCCTGAAGATGGGTGCCGACAGGGTCGAGGTTCGAAGCCTCTCCATCTTCGCGATGAGCGTCGCCTTCTACATGGCCGCCGAGTCGGCCGTCTACATCGGCTTCGTCGAGCAGAGCGCGATGCACAAGGTCGCGATGCTCTCGGGTTATCCGATCGTGTCGCTCGGCTTCTTCCTGACCGCGGCGCTCATGCTGCCGCACTTGCTGGCGCTGATCTTCACGCCGAACCGCCTGTCGTGCCGCCTGCCGCGAGAACTGGCCGGCGCGGGCGCATTCCTCGGCGCGGTGCTGTGGGCCTCGATGGCGCTCCTTTCCCAGCCGCTGGACTTCACCTACGTGACGCCGCTCTACATCGCGCGGGCGATCTTCGGCCTCTGGGTGGCGTGGAACCTGGCGCTCTCGTTGAATGCCCAGCTTGCGCGCGAGGAGGTGGGCACTCAGCCGGGCCAGGGGGACGGACAATCGCCCCATGAACCCGCGTAGCCTTCGCCTCCTCGTCGCCCTCTGGGTGGCCACGTGCTCGGCCATGGTCTGGGCCGGCGCGCTGGTCCCTTCCCTCGCGAACGAGCTCACGGGCTACGACTGGAATTCGATCCTCTTCGCCGGCGGCTTCGGTGTGATGGGCGGGATCGGCGCGACGCTTGTGCGCCTCATGTCGACGAAGGTTTTCGTCTTGTACCCATGGCGCCAGCTGCTGCGCGATCTGGTCGTCGCCATGATCGGCGGCGCCGTCATCTACCTGCTGTTCCTCTGGCTGCAGACCGTCTCCCCGTCGATCTTCAACAAGGAACTCCGCATGCTCGCGATCATCATCGCCGGCGCGTCGCAAGGCCGCTGGCGCGACGTGGTCTCGCGGTTCGCGGTCGATGGCGTGGCTGCAGGCTTCGCTCGGGTGTTCCCGTCGTCGGGCAAGACCGACCCGCCGCCCACATCCATTCAGGCCCCTATCTCCGACAAGTGAGGCACAAATGAAACGCACGCCCGACCAATGGACCAGCATCCTCACAGCGTGCGGCGTGGGGCCCAGCACTGCCGACCTGTGGGGCGATGTGCTGAGCGACGAGATCGACGACGGCACGTTCTCGAAGGGAGACGCAGACGTCGTCGACTTCCTGCCAGAGATCATCCACGAGAGCGCAGGACTGACGCGCCTGGTCGAGAACCTGAACTACACCTCCGACGCGCTGATCAAGCTGTTCGGCATCCATCGGATCACGCCAGTGCAGGCGCTGCAGTTCGGCCGCATCGACACCGGCCGCCGGCAGATGGCCGACCAGCAGGCCATCGCGAATACGATCTACGGCGGTGCATGGGGCCGGCAGAACCTGGGCAACCTCTACGACGGCGACGGCTGGCGATTCCGCGGGCGAGGCGTGATCCAGATCACCGGGCGCGCGAACTATGACCGCGTCGGTCGCTTGATCGGTCAGGACCTCACCTCGCTTCCTGAACTGCTGGAGCAGCCACGGTTTGCGCTCGAAGCCTGCATCGCGTGGTGGGAGGATCGCATCCCAGACACCATGCTCGGCGAGACCACCAGCATTCGAAAGCGCGTCAACGGCGGTACCTTCGGCCTCGACGAAGTGCGGCGCCTCACCGGCATAGTGCGCCAGGCGATCGAGGCTGAAGCGTGAAGCGGGTCCTCGGCTTGTTGGCGGAATACTGGTACATCGCCGCGATCGGCGCGCTGCTGGCCCTGGTGCTCATCCAGCGCGCACAGGTCAGCGACGGGCGCACCCAGGCAGCGCAAGCACGCGAGGCGCTGGCCAACGACCGCACCACCTACGCGCAGGCCGCGAAGACGCAAGCCGATGAGCAGCGCGCCATCGAGCGCACCCGCCAGGAAGAGAACGAAAGGATTCGACGTGAAGCCAAAGAACAGACCGCCGCGGCCGATGCTGCTGCTCGTGCTGCTGATGCCTCTGCTGATCAGCTGCGCGGGCGTGTCGCCGCCCTCGTCGCCGCCAGCCGTCGAGCCGGCGCGAATCCCGGCGCTGCCGGACGAAGCCCGGGTGAGCCGGATGCAGCAGGGATGCTTGCCTCAGTGCTCAGCCGAATTGACGAAGCTGCGGGACGCTATGCTGCAGCCGCAGACGACGCCTACGTCGCCGGTGCCGCCTGCGAAGCCGCCCACGACTCGTTAAGCGGAGGCGTGAAGTAGAGCCTTCATGTCCGCGCGGGCCGCAAGCGCCTGCCCTTCAGTTTGGAAGTAGCGTTGACGCTGCTTGCCATTGGCGACGATCTGGGCCATCCATCGGGACTTGCCGCTGTGGAAGCTCACCCCTCGCGCTCCGTTGTTCTGCATGTTGACGGTGTGCGTCACGTCGCGCAGGTTGGCCCAGGCGTTGTTCATCTTGTTTCGGTCCCGATGGTCGACGCTTTCCGTTGGCCATTGGCCGGTCACGTAGAGCCAGGCGAGGCGGTGCGCAAGATAGGAGCGCCCGTCTATCCTGATGCACCAATACCCCTTGTTGTGGGGGCCTCCGACCTTCATGCCCGCCTTCAGCTTGCACCCCTTGCCCACCCTATCGGTCGAACAACGGAATATCCCGGTCTCTGGTTCATAGGTCAGCAGTTCGCGCAGTCGTGCGGCCGTCAGCGGCGGCCTCTGTGCTGGATCGTTCATTCGCTTCCTTCATTTTGTTTCTGTCGCCGCCGGCAGCGCCTGCGAGCGGCGCTCCGACACGCTGACGACCGTCAGGCAATAGGCCGAACATCGAGTCGGCATAGTCGCAGAGGTCGGCGAAGCTGCTCACGATGTCTTCTCCCCAGCACCCGCCCCGTAGCGCACGTAGTTGTCGAAGTGCTGCTGCAGCGTGGCGTTGAAGTTGTCGCGGAAGTCGGGCGAGACATGCGACGCGCTGGGGTGGAACTTCAGTGCCTTCAGCATCTGTTCGGCCGCCCCCACCGCTTGCACTGCTGCAGCTTCCTGCCCTGGCGCCCCTGGTGCGGGGGTTGCGCGACGGTTCCATGCAGCCGCAGCGGCTTCATGCGTGGCAAACCCGAATGTTGCAAGCGGGCAGTTTGTAGCTTCACCTCCAAACAGAACGGTCTTGCCGGAACACATGATGGTGTGCCCCTCCATTTCGCCGTCTGGATAGGCCTCGGCCGAGCTGCCGCAGAAGGGGCAGGGCTTCAGTTCGGTGCTCATGCGGACTCCTTGGTACTGGCCGCCGCTGGAGCGGCCTGGGGCGCGCCAATCGCCAAGTTGGTGGCGCGCTCCAGCTCCTTCGTTTCCGGGCCTTTGGTCGATGGGTTGAAGAACGAGCAGGTAGCGTAGACGTGATGCAGATGGGCGATGTCGAAGACTGGCGCCTGTGCGAATCGAAACCCTTCGGCTGTAAGCCACGCCGACCACACACGATCTTCATCATCGAACGCGGTTTCAAACATGCCGCGGTAGAGGATGCGAGTTTCATGCTGGATGAAGCCACGCATGCTGTAGGCGTGATTGAGAACGACAACTGGGATGTCGCCGGCGCCTGGTTTGCCGGTGTTCGGGAAGCTGGGGCGATTCACACGCACGAACGGGATGCCATCACCAGCCACAAGGTAGCGGTTCAGGCTGGACCCCTCCACCCAGCCCACCGCGAGCGCCTCAAACAGAGCCACCACGTTGGTGATTTCGGTCGGCGTTGCCGCAGTAGCGATGGGCGCCTCAACTCGATGAATCAGTCCTTTGTTCACGCTTCGCCTCCCTTGGGTGTGGCAGCCCCTGGGCGTGCCCTGACTTCTTCGACCTCGACCTCCTCATCCACTTCGGTCCAGACGACGGCGGCCGTGTCTTTGGTGTGGGAGTAGTAGGGGACGGCGGTGCCAATGCCTTCGACGAAAGACGGCTCGAAGCGTGCGATCTGCTGGGCCGCGCACTCGAAGAGGTCGATGGGGCGATCAACCTTGTAGATGGATGCGCTGAATTCGGCGAGCGCTTCCGGTGTCAGATGGGCATCGTCAATCTCGACGCGAATCTCTTTGGTGATGGTCACGCGCATGACCTTGCTGGTGCGGCTCACGGCTCCACCCCGCTCGAAGGCTGTGCTGCGGCCGGCTGTTCGATCCACTGGAGCACGTCGGCGCGGCCGGTGAACACCAGCCATGCGGCACGCAGCCGCAAGCGCAGGCATAGCCCTTGCCAGCTTTCAGGACGGCATGCAACCCATCGGCCATCAGGCAGGCCGCACGATACGTTGGCGGTCGTGGCCTTGAGGGATTCGGGCGTGTAGAAGGTGGGCGTGTTCATGATTGGTCCTTTGAGGCAAGAGCGGAGCGCAGCGCGATCACTTCGGCAGCGGACAGCGCCACCAGCACCGCGCCATCGCCCGGGTCGATATCGTTCGGGCACGCCTTCTCGATAGATTCAGCGACCGCCCGAAGGCTCGCCCCTGCGGTGCTGGTGGTGGCGAGGGCGGCTATGATGGCTCGGGCGAAGGCGATGTCGGATGCCCGCTGCTGATGCGGATCCTTCATGGTGGTTCGCCGAAGGATTGCGATCTGCTCGTCCGTCAGGCTTCCAGGCACAGCCACCGCAGGGGTCGGGGTGGCGAAGCGAATGGCGCGCAGCACTACGTCGCGGCGGGTGTCGACCCCTTCGTCGTAGTTTCCCCAAATCTCGACAATCTCCGCATCGCTCAAGCTCGCCGGCTCGGTGCTGGATGCCCCTGCACCGTCGTCGAATTGCTCGGCCATCGGCGTCCACTCGACCGGGTGGGCGGTGCTGGATGCCGCTGCGGGAGGGGTGGCGCGCTGTTCTCGCAACGCCTGGGGCAACTCACCGCCGATCGCACGGTTGATTTTCGGCAAGCCGTGCGCGAATCGCTGCCCGTCCATGTGTGCTGATCTGATCGCCTCAACAACCCAGTTGTGTGCGCGAAAGTTGTTGCCGAAGTAGGGCGGCCGGAATGCCGCTGCTGCCTGCCATGCGGTGTCGTGGGCGTCCTCGAACTCGATCAGCACCGGCTTGAACGCCACCTCTACGGCAGGGCTTGCAGGCCGGTCGTAGTAGCCGCCATCCGCCCCAATGAGCGATGCGTCAATGGCAGGGCTTGCAGGCTGCACCACGGGAGGGGCGACCCGAAACACGCGGCTTTCGCTCACCACCTGTCGAACCATTGCTTCAGCGGCATCCAAAGGCAGCGGGGTGCTTCGCGTGGATGCGGCGTGGCAGAGCAGGGCGATTGCGTCGATCTGCTCATCGTTCAAAACCACCGCCCCCGTGCTGGGTGCCTGTGTGGGAGTACTCTGCGCCTCGGTGGCGGCTGGTGCCGCTGGTGGGGTGGCGGTGCGGCGAAGCATAAGTGCGCGGCCGAGTGCCGTCCTGCAAAAAGGTTCTGCCACGTCACCGGGCAGGCCGAAGTGCTGGCGTGCTTCTTCGCGATCCGTGTAGACCACGTCACAGTGGAAGCATCGCCACACCGGCGCCACCACCTCGGCAGGGGCAGCAGGCTTGGTAGCAAGGGCTGCGCGGCGAGCACGGATGTGGAAGCAGTCCGCAATATCGCAATCGGGGCAGACCTCGGCCACTCCGCTTGCCTGGTTGGTGGTGGTGCGCTGCGGGCGGTTCTCCCGGTCGATGCACTCCCAGCAGCGGCAGTGCGAACCGTGCGACGCGCTCACGATTTCGGCCCTTCGTGGATCTGTACCACCTTGAAGCCGCGTTTCGCTCCTTCTGCGATGCGCTCGGCCGTGCGGGTGGCGCTACGGTGGTCTCCCAGCAGTTCGCCGGAGAGGATGATCTCGCCGCCGCGTGGTGGCTTCAGGCGCAGGTGCACGATGCCGAGGCGGTTCTTCACAACTTCGAGGCGGTACTGATTGCGGGGGGTGGTGGCCATGGCGATTCCTTGGTGGCCGACCGGGCGCATCGTGTGCCCAGGCCGGCAGGGTTGAAAGTGAAGATCAGAGCGGCGGCAGGCCAGCGCGTGCACGAACGGCCGGGTCCTGCATGTTGGCGCCCTCGAAGCCGGCCGGTGTGCCCAGGCGAGCGCGGTCATCGCGCGGCGTCTCGGCTCGGTCCTCGGCGCACATCCACGGCGCGCCGCCGAAGCGATAGCCGACGGTCTTCAGGCGCGCGCGGTACTGCGGGAAGTCGCACAGCGATTCGATCATGGCCTTTTCGCGGAAGGTGATCGAGCCATCTGCGGCCGGCTGGATGTTCGACAGGACCTGGGCGAGCAGGATCGACATGCAGCCCGGGAGCTCGCGCGCCGTGGTCTTGCTGCCGTTGGCGACGAACACGCCGACGGAGCCGCCTTCGAGCACCGGACAACCGGCGGCATTGCCGACAGCGCCGAACGTGGTCGGAGCGGTGGGCGCGGCGAACTGGCCGGCGCCCTTGTGGCGAATCGTCTGGTCGGAGGGCGTCGTGCTGCTGGGTGCATTGAGCGTGATGTCGCCGACGGCGCCGCCGTAGCCTGCGCCGATGCCGTAGCCCGAGCCGATGGCGCTCTGAGCGCTGGCGATGCCGAAGAAAGCGAGCAGCACGAGGCCGACGGTGATATTCTTCGTTCGCGACTTGGTGAGAGAGGTCGTCATTTCAGTTCCTTGGTGTGGTTGCTGTTGAGAGGGCCGCCCGGCTTCAAACCCGGGCGGCTTTTTCATTTCCGCGTGCTGCTCGGATCAGTTGTGGCTGGAGGTGCCGCCCGAGACAGCGTTCGCGCCGGCCGACGAGGTCGCGCCATTGCTGACGGTGTACCCGGCGTTGCCCCAGGTGAAGGACTGCAGCGGCGTCGTCGTGGCGAAGGCGCTCGACGTGGTGGTCGCCGTGCGGTTCGTCGTGAAGATGCCGATGCGCGTGCTCGACGCGGTGGCCGAGTAGCCCGCATCGCCGCCGACCGCCAGACCTGCAGCGCCGTTGTCGGCCGCGTTGATCTGGAAGCTGCTGGCCGACTGAGCGCCGCCCGCGACATTGCCGTTCACGCCTGCGCCGGCGGTGTAGGCCTTGGCGCCTTGCTGTGCGGCCGATGCCGTTCCGCCTGCAGCCGCTGCGCCGCCGGCATTGCCCGTCGACACATTGGCCGCGAAGCCGACCGACGACGTCTGCACGCCGCCCGACACGCCCGCTGCACCGGCCTGCTGGCCGAGCACCGAGCCGCCGGCCGAGTAGCCGGTCGACGCATCGAGGCCGGCCGTGTTGCGCGAGTAGGCGACGCTCACCGACGAACCGCCGTTGATGCCGCTTCCGGCCGATGCCTGCGTGCCGCTGGAGACGGAAGCCGCGCCGTTGCCTGCGCCGGTGGCCAGGGCCGCGCCAGCGAACATCAGGGCGGCGATCGAGAGGGAGATCTTCGAGAACTTCATTTTCATTTCCTTGGTGTGGCGGCGCTTTCGATTGGTCGGGGTGCGCTGCCGTTGACCCGCTCGCCGAGACCTTCCCGGCGAGTGCTGTCAGTGTCAGGCCTTCTGCGCGGCCAGGAACGCATCGGTCGCATCAGGAGTTCCGGCGTTCGTGACTTTGTTCACGCCGTCGGCACCTTTGAGCACGCGCTCGGCGTGTTCGAGATCCTGCTGAGCCTGGTCGACCTCCGGCGGCAGCAGCTGGATCTGCGCATCGCGGCTCTTCAGCGTCGCCAGCTTGCCGAACGTCGCCTCGGGCACGTCGTTCGCCTCGACCTTGAACTTCAGCGTCACGGTTCCGCCTTCCTTCGGCGTGAAGCGGAACGATCCGAGCTTCGCGTCGGGGAGCGACAGATTCGACTTGCCGCCGGTGCCGTAGTCGACCACCAGCGTAAAGCCGGTGAACTCGGCCTCGAAGGCGAAGGACCGCAGGCGGCGGCCGAACGAGGTCAGGTTCGGGAGGTCAGTGACCGGCTCCACGCCGTCGAGGCCCTTCTGCGGATCGGTCTCGGCCGCGGCGCTCTTCTCGTAGATCGCGCCACGCATGCGGCCGTCGAACTCGGTGAGGATGGTGTTCGGCAGTTCGACCGAGCAGGCGATCTGAACGCCGGGCTTCGAGTTCGGCGGCCGTCCTTTCTGGCTCAGCGCATCGATGTCGAGGATGCGGGTCTTGGTGAAGTCGGGAAGGGAAAATTGCATTGCAGGCTCCTGTAGGTTGCTGCGGGGTGCTGCCCAGAAGGCGGGGCAGCGTCGCCGTGGGATCAATAGGAGGAGTCGCGCGCCATCGCCGTCTGAACGTCCTGAGAAAGCTGCTGGTCCGCGGCCTCGGCGAAGAGCCTGCTGTAGCTCCATGTCGTGTCGCGGAACACGCGGCCGTCCTCGAAGTCTTCGAGGCAGGAGAGGACGTCGTTCGCGATGGCCTTGTCTTCGGTCGTGTGTATGGTGAAGCGGTCAAACGCTGAGCGCACGCGGTACGGGCCCTCCGACCAATCGCCGCGGGTCTGCGCCATGCCGACCGCCAGGTCGAGCCGCTGGTCGCGCGCGCGCAGGTTCTCCAGCACATCGCCCCACGAGGATTCGATCGGCAGCTGGTAGCGCAGCAGGATCGCGGCGAGTTCCATGTCGGCCTTGCGGCGCTCGATCTCGCGGTTCGCCTCGATCTCTGCCTGGCGCTTCGCCTCTTCGGCCTCCTTCTCGCCGCGCTCTTCAAAGGCCTTGTAGTCTTTCAGCAGCCGTTCGTAGGTGGTGGTCGCCCAATCGAAGCCGTCGGTCGTCGGGCAGTGGCGGCGCAGGTCGATGAGATAGCCGGCGTCGTGGGTGATGCTCTTCGGATAGCGCGCCCGCGACTTCGGATCGCGCTCGCTGTACTTCGTGGGCATGCCGACCGCATTCATCATGGCCGTGACTTGCTCGACGATGGCCGCGTTCGCTTCGAGGGCTGGCGCGTTCGCTGCGTGCGTCTCGATGTCCTTCTGCCTAGCCGCTTCGAGTTCGCGCAGGGCGAGCGCTGCCACCGCTTTCGCCGTGGGCTTCGCGTAGCTCGACAGCCGGCTCGCGTAGCTGCTCGGGCTGGCCATGCAAGAGGAAACCGCCTTGCACTGCGTCACGGGCATGATCTTCGGCGCGGTCATTGCTGCTTCTCCTGGCCGCGCACGGCTTCAAGTTCTGACGCTGCGAACGGCAGCACGACGATCTCCTCGATACCTTGATTCGTGAGGGCGGTAAGCAGGCGACCCAGGGCGAGCAGGTGATCAGCTACCGCACGCTCTCGCATGGAACTCGCGTTGGCCATCGCGTGCGCGGTGCGGATGACCTCTCGGCGTAGAGCGATGGTCATTGCTCGATCCTCCGAAACGAAACGCACCAGACCCAGGGGTTCGCCGCCCAGGAGCCGGGGCCGTTGATGGATTCCCAGAGCGATTGATAAGCAAGCCGTGGAAAGGCGGTTCTAGTCGCAGTGTTTGGGATGTCGCCCGAAATGGGGCCGCGCTTCCAGCCGATTCCGTCAGATTGTTTTTCGATGCCCTCGGCCCGTGCATCCGCATCGCTAATGTCCTGCAGCCGCTCGACGTAGACCTTTGTCACCTCCAGCGTCAGGCGCGAGGCCCAGCGCGGCATGAACATCGACGGCCGCAACTTGCCAAAAGCGGTGGGGTGAAAGGGCACGTCGTCTTGTGCCTCGTACCAGACCTTCGCGCCGGATAGTTCACGCGGTGGCACGTGGTCATGGACGTTCAGCGTGCGCCACGCCTCGCGTACCCACAGTCGATCCCCGACGCCGCCATATGGGCTGGCAAATAGCACGCTGCCCTCTTCATCGCCGAAGTGCGAGCAGTTGTAGACCTGGCCGCGCTCCTGGGGGTCAGGCACCTCGACGACGAATGACAAGCCGTGCGCCTCGGCCGGCTTGCAGACCCGCCGCGTCTGCGTCTTCGTGCCGGCCAGCAGGGCGCGCACCATCGGGGCGGAAAACAGAATCGGCCGTTCTTTCACGGGAACCTCCGATTGAAGGCTTCGACGAGTTCCTGCTGCGCGGCCTGGTCGAGGTGCATGCCCTGCTCAAGCACGTCCGAGCCGGCCTCGGCATCGGCCGCTTCTTCGAGGCGCTGCTTCAGGTCGTCGAGCGTGGGCGCGGCGGTCGCGTCAGACGGCCCAGGAGCAGGAGGATCGGCCGGCGCCGGTGCATTGGCCTTCGCCGGGCCCTTGAGCGCCTGCACGCGGGCCGCATACGCCGTGCGCGCCGCCTCCTTGTCGGCCGGGCTGATCAGCTGCAGCGCGAGCGCCTTCGCCTTGTCCATGCTGGCCTTATTCGTCGCGCCGCCGATCGCCTTCAGGACGTCGGCCAGCGTGACGACCTGCAGCACCTCGACCGAGTGCATCGCCTTCTTGCCCTTGGTGGACGTGAGCGAGACCGAGATCGGCTTCGCGATGTCGGAGAGGTGGCTGATGCGGATGCCGCCGACCTTCATGCCGCCGAACATCACTGCGCCGTCGGCGAACAGGGTCATCGAGCGGCCGACCCACTGGCGACCGTCCTCGCCCCAGGCGTAGATCAGCAGCTTGCGCATCGTCTTGCCGGGCTTGTAGGGGCGGCCCTCCTCACCTTCGTAGTGCAGGAGCAGCGGCTGCTCCTCGCTGCCGGCTTCCACGCTGGTGACGGTGATCGTCAGCGGGCCGCCGAGAAGCTGGTCGGTGTTCAGTTGGTCCCCACGCGGGACGATGGTCGAGCGCAGGTCGGAAATGTCGGTCATGGTGGTGCTTTCAGGATTGCGGGTTACCGTCGAACTCGATCACCTCGTCGGGCCGGTCGAACAGGTAGGAGGGGAGGTCGATCTTCGTCGTGCGGTCGGATGGGCCCGGCCACGTGTCGGTGCGCTTGCACTGCGCGTAGAGGTCGAGCAGGTGGCGGTATTCGTTGAACCCTTCGAGGCGGCTTTCCTGGCCCAGCACGAAGGACGCCGCGGCGAATGGCCAAGTGTCCTCGACGACGAGGAACACGAAGCCGACGACCTCGATCCCGCTGGCGTGCGCGAAGCCGTCGGAGTACCACGCATCTTGAACGTGATACGACAGCTTGCCGCACTGCCGGGAGAACTCGCGCGGGCGCACATCGCCGAAGCCTTTCAGGTCGCACAGCAGGGCCTGCTTCGAGTTCAGCATGAAGACCTTGTCGGGCCTGCAGCGGCACGCCTCGCCGGTCTGCTCGTCGACCCAGAAGGCCGAGACCTCGGACGGTCCCTTCAGCACCTCGGCGCCAGAGAGCTTGCCCCAGACGTTCGTCAGCTTGCGCACGCTGGCGGCCATCTGCCGCACGGCATCGCGATCGGCTGCGGGGATCGTTGCCTTGCCGGCGGTGCGCTGGTTCCAATCCAGCCAGAAGGCTTTCGCCGCCTCGCTGCTCTCGCTCGACTTCACGGCGTTCCATTGCGCCTCGGTCGGCCGCTTCGGTGCGCCCGGCGGCAGGACGCAGTAGCGCTGGTCGAACTGCTCCGGCTCCAGCACCGCGCAATGCAGCATGTTCCCGAAGTCGTGCGACGGCTTCCGCTCCGGTGTCGGCCGGTCGGGGTGCAGGTGCCGCGCGTAATAGTGCATCGGGCTCCTGGCCATGTCGTCGAGCCCAGTCTTCGAGATCGAGTCGGCCGTCAGGCTGTGGTAGTCCTCGATCGGCATGCCGTAGTAGATGCCTGGGGTCTTCACAGCGGCTCCCCTGCGAGTTCTTCGCCCAGACTGACCAGCTTCTCGAACAGGAAATTCTGCAGTTCCCGCGTGAGGTCGGCCCAGCCGTGGCGCAGGTGCACGAACTCCTCGATCAGCGTCGCGGCCAGCTGCTTCGAGCCGCCCAGGTGGAACACGCGCTCGGCGATGTAGATCGTGCCGCCGTGCGCCTGGCCGAGGATCCCGCTCCCCAGCGACTCGACCACAAGGATCGGGAATGCGCCGCGGATCGAGAAGCCGATGCGCTCGCAGAAGTCGAGCGCGCGCTCCATGCTCTCGGCCTGAACCGCAGTCATCACGATCTCGCGCGGCGCGAACGCGGCCTGCACATGCTGGTCATGGCGCTTCTTCGCCGATGGGTTGACCTTCACCAGCTTGTTCGCCGTGCACTCGCCGACGACCTCCAGAAACTCGGCCGACGGCGTCGGTCCCCAGCCGTGGAAGTCGAGCGTCGATTCGTAGCTCTCCTCGGGCGCCGTCACCATCGTGCGGATGAAGTCCCGGTCGGTCGCCTGCAGCACGCCGGAAATGATCCGGTGCTGCACCTCCCACATGCTCTTCGCGGTGCGGTCCTCGGTCAGTTCGATCTGCGTCTGCTCGCTGTAGGTGAACAGCGACGGGCGATGCAGGTCGGCGATGCGGACGCCGCGGTAGAAGAAGTGATGCGACGGCTGCTTCCGAACTTCGAGCGTCCCGTAGACCGCCTGGGGTTCGTCGCCGAGGATGAACTCGTGCGCACGCGCGAAGACCGCATCGAACTCGTCACCCTGCACAACGATCTGCGTGCGACCGGCCTCAGGGTCGACCATGTACGGCGCGCGGTCAGCGCTGCCGCCTTCGTCCTTGCAGTTGCAGGCGATTTCGCGGTAGGCCATCCACACAGCCCATTGCTTGCCGAGTTCCGTCGTGAAGCCGACGGAGGTCGCGGGGCCGTCGCCGACCTGCATCGTCACGAAGTCGAACGCCTGGCCGCGCACATCCTGCGCCTCGATGCCGAATTGCACGACGGTATCGCCCGACATGATGGTGATGCGATGCCCGGTGCGCAGCAGCACGGCGATCGCGTACTTCAGGCCGGTTCCGAAGAAGCCGATCGGGTTGTTTCCCTCCTTGACGCTGACGCCGAAGGTCGAGATCGAGCGGATGTCGATCTCTCCGGGGTTGGTGAAAATGATCACGGGTTTTCCTTGGTGGTGGTGTGGTGAGAGGTTTAGATCAGTTCGGTGCAGCGCGTGATCAGCGCCAGGACGGCCAGCACGACGCCGACGATCATCAGGAGCGCCCAGCCGAAGCCGACGGGCTTCTTCGGGGTGTGGTTGATGCGGTGCGGGTTCACGAGAACTCCCCGACGAAATAGTCGAAGGTCCCGTCGCCGTGGCCGATGCAGTGGCCATTCAGGACGCTTCGAACAAGACCATTCGGGCCAGGCTGGGAACTGTTCTTCGCGTACTCACTGGGCGACCAGCCGGGGCCGCGGCCGCTACGGTCGGTGATGCGCGCGAGCATGTCCTCGACGCTGAGAGAGTTACCGTATTCGTCCTCGATTCTGCCCGGCTGCTTCAGGAGTTCCCGCCAGTCATCCAGCGTGTGGATGCCGTCCTCCGGCACGACGTGCAGCGCAAAGCACCAGCCCACCGAAGACTTTCCGATGTGCAGGCGCGCGTCGTCGAACGGCCGGCCGCAGCATTCGCAGGGCGGCTTCTCTTCCTTCAGCCAGTAGAAGTTCGTGCCCATTACAGCGGCCCCCAGCACGATTCGCCGCGCACAGCCGGACGCAGACCAGCAGCGATCTCACGCTCGGCGATCTCTAACTCGATTCGGTCGGCGATCGTCTCGGTCTCGCTGACCAGCTTCGCGCCCCACGGCGTGCCGCGGATCTTCTGCAGGCGCTCGCGCAGCTGGCCGAGCGTCACCGTCGACGGCGCCTTCGGTTGCTGCTGCAGGACATGCCAGCGTGCGCCCAGGAAGCGGACCGAGCGCGTCCACTGGCGTGCATTGTGGCGAGCAGTGGATGCAGGGACGCCGTCGCAGAAGAACAGGCGGCGGGCTTGAGAGAGGCGGGTCGTGTTCACAGGAGGTTCTCCTTCGGTGGTGTGATGCCAAGGGCAAGGCGTAGGCTTTCGCGCCGGCGCAGTTCCCAGGGCGTGGGCTTCTGATTGGCGGCCAGCAGGTCGTATTCCTGCCGCAGCGTGGCGACTCGCAGGCCGCGGAACTTCTGCAGTTCGGCATCGTGGCGCTGCAGGCCGGGAAACGTGTGACGGGTGATCGAGGTCATGCGGGGCTCCTGGCGGCCTTCGCCTCGGTCAGCGAAACGTAATCCGCCGCGGTGTTCGGCTGGCCCAGAGGCGCGACCAGCGGAACGCCATAGCGACGGGTCGCAGCTTCGACCTCGGCGGGGTTCCCGGTCACAGACCAGAAGCCGCGCACGTCGCCGAGCGTGATGCCGAAAGCCTTGGCGACGTTCTGCTGCGAGGTGGTCGCGATGATGGCGCGCGCCTGGCGACGCTTGCCTATGGACAGCATCACGGTGCCGCCGTAGACCTTCGCCTTCGCGGCGCTCACTTCCGCGGCTCCAGCGTGTAGGTGCAGCCGTCGTGCGGGTCCGGCAGCAGGCGGTCGGTGCCAACGAGTTCGTGCCATGCAGGCTCGCCGTGGATGAAACAGGTCAGGATCATGATGGGTTCCTTGGTGGTGGTGTGCTGGGTGGGACAGTGCCAGCGCAAGCCGTCTGCGTCCGGCTTGGACTGTGGCTGTCTTAGGCGATCGTCTTGGTGAAGGCGTCGGAGTAGAGTGGCTTGCCCGACCTGACGCGGCGGGCGTTCATGCGCGCGGTGAATTGTTCGGCGCAATGCGCGCAGCGGTCAGCGGCAGGCGTTGCTCGGAATTCATCAGGCCCCACCACGCACGAAGCCGGAATATGCGCGTAAGTCGTCCGACTGTTTTTGCTCACTGAGCCGTCTTTGCGAACGCAGCCACAGGCGCAAGCGGCCGAACCTTCTTTGGTAAGCCGAAAGTGGATCTTGTTTGCCATGCTGCTCTCCGGTTGGTGTGTTGCTGTGGACGAATCATGCCGTCTTTGGCACAGCAACGCAATAGCCATTGTGAACATTTTGGCATTGCGCTCTGTTTCGTGTTGTGCCAACATCGGCACCTATGAACATCCAACGCATAACCGCCCTGCTGAACGCGCCTAAGGTCAGCATCCCCGAGGTCTCGGCGAAGTCCGGGGTCTCTATCCGCACGCTCTACCGGATCAAAGCCGGTTACAAGCAGGTGACGCTCGAAACGTTCGCCAGCTTGCAGGAGTGGGCGAAGGGCCGGCGTCTGCCCACAGACGCGCAGCCGACCGGCCAGCAATGAGCGCCAGCCTCGTTATGCGATGGCCGCGCAAGCGGTTCAAGGCCACGGCGCCCAAATACGACAGGTTTCTCGTCTTGCCGGACGCATGCCCGCCGAGCCTCTATGTCGTCGAGTTCTCGGATGGCTGGGTGAAGGTCGGCTACACCGGCCAGCCGACAACCCGCATGCGCGCGCTTTCGTGCGACAGCATCCGCGAGCGTGGCGCCGATGTCACGCGCTTCCATGTGCGCATCGGCTCCGGCGGCCTGGCTGAAGAGCGCCGCTTCATCGCCGCGCTGTGTGCGAGCGGGATTTGGCAGGTCCAGCGAGTCGAGTTCTTCGAGGGGCCGTTCGATCGAGCGGTCGATATTCTTTCCAGCACCACCACCACCACCACACCATGACCACCCCCCACACAGGCCTGATCCTCTCCCCCTTCGACAAGCGCTGGAGTAGCGGCATCGACTGGGCCGTCGAGTTCCACACCCCGAAGAAGGCGGCGAAGGCGCAGTCGTCGCAGCCGCCGAACTTCCGCGAGCCGAAGCTGACGGTGCGGAACGAACCGCCGCAACCGCGCAAGCCGTCGAAGTACAAGCCGAAGTCCGAGCGCCGGCCGCAGTCGCAGTCGACCACCGCGAAGATCCGCGCGCTGCTGGCCGAACGCGGGCCGATGAACCGGCGAGAGATCGCGTCGGCGCTGGACATCAGTTCGGCGAACGTGCCCGGGCTGCTGCAGAACGACATCCAGATCGGCCGCGTGCGGAAGAACCTCGCGACGAAGCCGCTGCAGTTCGTGCTGATCGGGCCGGCGCAATGAGCGCCGCGCAAGACCCGGGCGCGTCGCTTCTGGCGCGCACCGCCAACCTCACCGCCCAGCAGGAGGGCATCTACCGGCGCTTGCTCGACCGCGTCGTCGCCACTGGCCGGCCGCTCCCTGGCGACTTCGCCGGCTGCGTGCGCATCGCTCGCGCGACCACGCCGGCCGAGAAGAAGGCGACGCGCGACATGCTGGCCGAGTTCTTCGTGCTGCGCGAGGGCGCGCACTTCCACCGCGGCGACGAGATCGTCGAGGGGTTCACGCTGGAGGGCACGGGCCCTGCACCGGCGAAGAAGGCCACGCCCGAGCCGAAGAAGCCGAGCGCGACGGCCGCTGTCTGGGCGCTCTATTGCACCGCCTACCGCGCGCGCTACGACGTCGAGCCGGTGCGCAATCAGGTCGTGATGGGGCAACTCGCGCAACTGGTGAAGCGCATCGGCGCGGACGAAGCGCCGCAGGTGGCCGCCTTCTACGTGCGCTCGAACAACGGGTGGTACCTGCAGGGCGGGCACTCGGTCGGGCTGCTGCTGCGCGACGCTGAGAAGCTGCGCACCGAGTGGTTTACCGGCCGGCAGAGCACGCAGGCTGCAGCGCGCCAGGCCGACAAGACCGGCGCCAATGCCGCCGCGTTCGGACCGCTGATCGACAAGGCGCGTGCGCGCGAAGGGAACCTCTATGGCAACCGCTGAACCGTCGGTCGCCCTGATCCAAGCCGTCGCCGTGACCGCGGAACTCTGCGGGCGCACCTTCAGCCCCGAGGCCGCGGCGGTGTTCGTCGGCGATCTGGCCGGCTTCCCTGAAGAGCAGGTGTTCGGCGCGCTGACCCGGTGCCGCAAGGAGGTCCGCGGTCTGCTGACCGTCTCCGATGTGGTGAGCCGCCTCGACGATGGCCGGCCGACTGCTGACGAGGCATGGGCCGCGATCCCGTTCGACGACAGCCGCTCGGTCGTCTGGACCTCGGAAATGTGCGCCGCCTGGGGTGTGGCGCTGCCCCTGCTGCAGCAGCGCGACCCGATCGCCGCGCGCATGGCGTTCCGCGACGCCTACAACAAGGCGATCATCGCGGCGCGCGAGCACCGCATGCCGGTGGAGTGGTCGCCGAGCCTGGGCTACGACGTGCAGGGCCGCGAGGTGGCGCTGCGTGACGCCGTCGACCGCGGACGGATATCGCTCGAATACGCGCGCGAGCACGTTCCGACACTGGCCGCGCCCGCTGTGTCCGCGCCGCTGATCGGCCATCTCGCGCGCCGGGCGCTGGAGGGCAAGCGATGAGCGTCGAAATGACCGATACCGCGTGCTGCCGTCGATGCGGTCACGAGATCACCCTCGGGGATGGATGGCGTCTGCTGGGCTTGCTGGTTGAGTGCGAGGCCTGCTTTACGCTGAACGAGATCCACGTCGACGAAGATGCCGACTGCAACTTTTGGTTTGTGGGTGACGCACCGTGAACGACGCCCCGACCTTCCGCTGCATGGCGAACGACTGCCCGCTCTACGGCGGAATCTTCCTCGCCGGGCCAGCTGCACCTGGCGTCTGCGCGCTGCACTTCGGCGCCATCGGCCACGACATCGTGCGCATCACTCAGATGCTGCAGGACTGGCGGCCGGTGGTCGTCGAGCTCAATGCGTGGCGCCGCGCGCAACTTCAGATCGACCCGGAGAAGCGCCTCGTCGAGTCCTGGGGCCGCCTGAAGCCGCAACTCGCCGACTTCCTGCACGACGAGCTCGCCCCGCTGCCTGGCAGCAGCTACGCGCAGTGGGGCCACCGCCTTCAGCGCTTTCTCGAAGCGCGCGCCAAGCAGGCGACGCGCTGACCTCTCACCACCACCAAGGACCACATGACCGAATTCACCCTACGCCGCAGGACCGTCGTGCCGTACGTACGAACGCCGCACCCCGAGGAGACGCCGCTCTCGCCCGACGAGGTCGCCATCGCGCAGCGGTATCACCCGATCTTCAACCCGGGCACGCTGGCGGATCGCGCGCAGCACCAGCAGCACCGCCAGGAGGTCGCGTGATCACGATCGGCGTCGACTGTGGCCTAACTGGCGCCGTAGCTTTCATCGACGAGCGCGGCTCCTGCGTGGTCGAGGATCTGCCCACCGTCGACCTTCCCGGCACCGGCCTGATCAAGCGCCGCATCGACGGGCGCGCGCTGGCGAATCTGATCCTGCGCTGCACCATCCCAGGCGAGCCCGTGCAGGCCTACGTCGAGCAGGTGTCGACCATGGGCGGCACGCTCGGGAACGCCGTGCAGACGCAGGGCTCTCTGATGCGCACGCTCGGCGCCGTCGAGACAGTGCTCGAAATGCTGCGCATGCCGCCGGTGATGGTGGTGCCGCGCACGTGGAAGCGTCTCTACGGCCTGAACAGCAGCAAGGCGGACACCCTCACCATCGCGCGGAAGCTCTACCCGGCCACGGCCGCAAGTCGGCTGAAGCGCGCCCTTGACCACAACCGGGCCGACGCTGTGCTGATCGCGCACTATGGCCGCATCGAGAAGGAACTCATCGGATGACCACCCCGCAACAACTCATGCTCAAGGGCCTGGCGAGCGAACTGCCGCCAGAGCAGTTGGCCGAGTTCGACGCCGCCGTGCTCGACCTGCGCGCTGCCCTGGCGCCGTTCGTCGACGACACCGAAGGTCCGAAGATGCTCGCCCTCGCCTATGTGATGGCCGAGGTCGGGGCGAAGCTGGAGGGCAAGTCGTGAAAATCGCTGAACGCCTCATCGCTCGCGTGACCCGACGCACGCCAGACTTCATCATCGGCGGCCAGGCCGATCCCTACCTGCTGCGCTGGTGGGTGATCCCTCGCAATACCGTTTTCAACGTCTATCTGCACTGCTTCAAGCGCAGCGACGACGACCGCGCGCTGCACGATCACCCCTGGCTCTTCAACTGCAGTTGGTTGCTGCGAGGAAAGTACCGCGAATGGGTTCTGGGAACGAGCGTGCCGGGCGGCCCGCGCGAATACGTCGACCGCAAGGAGGGCGCCGTCAAGTTCCGCTGGGGTCCAGCGCCGCATCGCGTCGAGCTCACCGATGGCGACTGCTGGACGCTGTTCATCACGGGTCCACGCATACGCGAATGGGGCTTCCTGTGCGCGCGCGGCTGGGTGCATTGGAAGCAGTTCACCGCCGCCGGTAACAAAGGGGCGATCGGCAAGGGGTGCGGCGAATGACGCTGATCTGCAAGCCCCCAGGCCGCGGTAACTGGTCGGCCGTCCTGATCACCATCATCGCGCCACCGCAGCTTTTCCCGACGCTGCGCGAGCGCATCCTGTCGCCCGGCATGGTGATCGACTTCGCCGGACAGAAGCTGAGAATCTGCAGCGTGAAGCCATGATCGAGCCCCGCCTCACCCTCTCGCTGCAGCTGGTCGACGGCGATCCGCCGATGATCGTCTCCTGCGTGCTGAACGACCAAGAGGTCGCGCTGCTCAAGGGCAAGCCCGGCACCGACTGGAAGCGCGACGAACACCTCGACGCCATCGTCAACGCGCTGAAGGTCAAGATCCGCCTGCAACTCGAAGCCCGAAAAAAGGACGATTCGTGAATTACTCCACAGCCATCGACGTCGCGATCCTCGTCGCTCTTGCAATTGACATTGCACTGAATACGATGAGCCTACGTCGATTGAAGCGCCTCGAAGTCGCAATTAAGCGCTTCAAGACGTCTTTTAACGATCCGACGCTTTTCTAATTCACCAAGGAATTGCAATGTTGAATATCTCTCAATGGGGCCTCGACCTAATTCTATTCGGGGCGGTAATTGGAGCCGCTGTGGTCATGGTGATCGGCGTGCTGATCAGCCTGACCGGCTCGGACAATGGCCCGGTGACCCTCGACGGCGACGTCTGGTGCTCGCATGCCAGCGTCGTGCGCGCGCTCTACAAGGCGACCGAGGGCAAAGACGACTGGCGCCGGCACGAGGCCCACCAGATGCTGCGCTTCTGGGGGCAGCGGCCGTGAACGACATGGAAAAGCTCATGACCGAGCACGGGATCAGCGTCTGGCTCGACCCGGACTGGTGGGAAGGATCAGGCGTGCCGCGCTGGCTTGCGGGTCAGAACATGAGCGCTAAGGAGGGCCAGCAATACAGCACGTTCACCGGCGCAGGTCCTGCATGGATCGAGGCCGACAACGTCTGCAACGGACACACGCCATCCGAGGCGGTGAACGAAGTGGTGCGATCGATCACGGAGCACCAGTCATGACCCCGACCCAGCACTCGTCGAACAACAAGGTATTCGGCGCCCCTGCGAATTGGGATCAGTCGGGCGTGCGCTGCAGTGCGCTCGCGGTCACGACTGGCGAGGTCGAG